CAGGAGATGCCGCCGACCGAGGAATACGCGTTTCAACTATCGGGCTCGAAGTTCTTCTCCGCCGAGCGCGTCAACATCGCGTATCAACGTGCGCTGAAAGAGCCGTGCCTGTACTTCCGGTATATCTTTGGCCTCAATTTCGAGGACACGCAGTTCGTCGAGACAACCGAGGAGAACGCGGAGGTCACGATCTGGGAGACCCCGGTGCTTGCCGCCAAAGCGGGCGATCGCGCCGGCTCCTATGCCTTGGGCTGCGATCCGGCCTACGGCTCCTCCGAGTGGGCGGATGAGTTCGCCGCGTGCATGCTGCGCTGCTATGCCGATAAAATCGTGCAGGTGGCCGAGCTCGGCACGCCCCACTGGACGGATCAACAGTTCGCCTGGGCCATCGCGCACTTGTGCGGCTGGTACGGCGACTGCATGCTGAACTTAGAGATGCAGGGGCCCGGCGCCGCGGTGTTCAATGAATTACTCAATCTTAAACGCCAAGCAGCTTCGCTCCCTCCAGGCGATCCTCGCGCTGGAGCCTTCGACGTTATTGGCCGGATACGTGATTACCTCTGGAAAAAGCAAGACAGCATTCACGGTAACTTTGCGTATCAGTGGCAGACGAACCCGCGCGAGAAAATCCGCATGATGTCGACCTTGCGCAGCTACTTCGAGCGCGAGATCATCGAACTGAACTCGCCCGCGTGCCTGACGCAGTTCAGGAATATCCATCGCAACGGTGACCAGATCGGCGGCGAGGGCCGGGCGAAGGATGACCGCGTGATCGCATTGGCGATCGCCACGGTGGCCTGGAATGACTGGATCATGCTGGAGATGCAGGCGAACCAGCGCACCTGGGCGCGCGAGAATCGCAGCGCCGAGGAGGCGAAGGCCTTCTCGCCGGTCGAGAAATCGGTGATCAACTACCTGACCAAAAACGGAATCCACGTCCGTGGACTCACCTGATGTTCTGTCGCTCGCCGAGATCAGCCGGCGCTTGAGTCAGGTGCGCGAGGGCGAGGCGCACCTGCGCCGCGAACTACCCGTGGGCAACCCGCACAACGCCATTTTGCGCCTGCGTGACATAACGCGCTATATTGGCGCCACGGAGAACCAGGTGTTCCTGTGGTTTCCGACCATGACCCGCATGCAGCACCGCTTGCGCGACCGGCCGCCGCCAAGTAAGGCTGCGCCGATGCCGGAGCGCTGGCAGCGAGAGTGGTCCCGGTTCTTCAAGGCGTACGAGGCCGGGCAGCTGGTCAAGGCACAGGTGGGCGGTGAGTGGCAAATTATCGGCCGAACAGATCAAACACTGGCGCAAGTGGATGCCGCGCCGCGGCCGCAAGCCCATGCGCGGGTGATCGGGATGCGCATCGATATGACCACCTTGGGACCACGCTTGAAGGGGAATTGAATTGGCCGTGATGCGCGAATGGAATTGCTTGGAGCACGGCGAGTTCGACGGGACGCACCCGATCTGCCCCTCCTACGGCTGCGATTCGGAGCACGTGAACCAGGAATTTCGCACGCCCGTGGGCATCGGCACCGATTTTCGCAAGCGCTTCGATGCCGGCATGCGCAAGTCCGCCGACATGTATGGTGCTTCGGATTGGAAATCGGCCAAGGCCGGCGATACCTCGTTCGAGGGCCGCGCGGATCCCACGATTGGCACCAAAGTCTTGTGGGGCGATGAGTCGAAGAAAGTGCTGGGGCACAGTTTCTCGGAGTTGACACAGATCGCGGCGAAGCCCCTGACGGGCGCGGGCGGCGAAGTGATCCTGAAACACAACAACGGCATGCGCGAGGCCGCGACCATCGCCGGCATCACGCGCCGCCGGCTGCCCCAGGCGCATGAGGTCTCCGCGCACAAGGGCGATGCGGGCGCGAAAGCGCAAGCCCAAGCGCTCACGGTGTGAAACTCCCAAGCGACCTCGTCGAACGCAATCGGCTCTGTCAGGAGTTGGTGCGACAGTGCACCGCGAGCCGCGCCGATCGCTTCACCGTCTATCAGACGCTGCGCAACTATTACCTGTTCGGCTCGGCGGACGCGCGCGGCGCACCGTACAACAAGATCGGCTCGACCGTCGACACACTCTCGAGCTTCATCTACTCGCCGGACACGCTGCGCTTCAGTCTGCACTTGGGCACCGAGGCGCCGGTCGATGACATCGCCAAGTCCGTGCCGCTCTCGCGCGAGGTCACCGAGCAATGGCGGGTGAGCAAGACGCACATCATGTTCGGCATTGGCATTCGCTGGTCGAACGTGTTCGGCGTGATGCTGATGAAGACGCTGTGGAAGGAAAACCGCGTCCGCAGCTACTTGGTCGAGCCGCACCAGTTCGGGGTCTTACGCGAGGACATCATTGATCTCGCCGACCAGGAGGCGTTCACGCACCACTACACGATCACCAAGTCCCAGCTCGAGGCGAGTCTCGCCGGCAACCCGCGTAAGACCTCGATTTTGAGCCGCGTCGGCCGCTCGATGAGCGAGCAGCTGCCGCCGATGTCATCAGGGCTCTCGCGCCTGATCGTCGGCTCCCCGGTGGGCGGCATCCCGGGATCGATCGCGCTTCCCGGCCAGATGTCCGGCATCGATGGCGGTACCGGCGGTGGTGGCCGCGGCCCGCAATACGATTACGCCCCCAAGATCGAAGTCGAACTGATCGATATGTGTGACCTGTACGTCTGGGATGATGACAGCGAGGACTATCAGGTCGTCACGCGCGCCGCCCCCGACGTGACGATCTACGATCGGCCGTCCAACTGGTTGGGCCATGTCAAAGGCATCGCGCCGTTCTCGGTGATCCGGCCGGCGCTGAACCTCTACGATTATTTTTGGGGCGACTCGTTCGTCGCGAGACTGACCTGGCTGCAGGACTGGCGCACCGATCGCACCATCCAGATTCGCCAGATCCTCTCTAAGCAAGCCGATCCGCCGATGTCAATCACGGGCGGCGTGGGGATCGCCGAGGAGAAGCTCTCCGCCCTGCGTGCCGCCGGCGGCCGGGTGTCATTTCCCACGCCCAACGCGAAAGTGACGACGCACGCGCCGACCATGCCATCCGATATCTTCGCGGAACTCTCACAGATCGATGCGATGTTCGACGACACCGCAGGCTTAGGCCACGTGCTGCAGGGTAAGGGTGAGGCCGGCGTGCGCTCGCGCGGCCAGGCGGACCTGATGGCGCGCTTAGGGAGCAGCCGGCCGAAAGAGCGCGCCATCGCGGTCGAAGAGTCCGCCGAAGAGGTCGCCGGGCAAATCCTGCGGCTGGTGCAAGATCACTCCGAGCAGCGCTTTCAGGCGCAAATCCAGACGCCGGATGGGATGCACGAGTTGACTTTTACCGCCGAACAGTTCACAAGGGATTATGAAGTCAAGGTCGACGCGCACAGCTCGAGCCCGATCTTTGTCGAGGATCGAAAGCACGATGCGATCACTTTGCTCGAAGCCCACGCGATCGACCGCGAAACGCTTCTTGATATGTTTGATCCGCCGAACCTGCAAGACCTGAAAGAGCGCTTGAAGAAGTTGGAAAAGCAGGAGCTCGAGGCGAAGAAAATGGAACTGGAACATGGCGGCGCGCCCGCCAAACCGAAAAAGGGCAAACACTGATGGAAGGTCTACCACGCATCGGCCGCAAGACGAGCGGCGAAGGCTCCCACCAGCCGGGCCACGCGTACAAGCGCGATTTCAACCAATCGCCGCGCGGCAAGTTCAAGGTCCGCATGGCGCGCGCCAAGAGCTCGCGCAGCAAAAGCGCACGCAGCTAGATTTTTTGGCGTAGAGTTCGATTTGACTGATGGTATGGCTGCTCCATCGTAAAAGTGGCCGCTCTGAATAGGAGATGCGAAATGGCTCGTCACAAGCGCCGTCACAAGCGGAAGTAGGTCGCGATGTTGGAAATCGGACGAAATAACCGGGGCTACAAAAAGCCGCGCCGCGGCAAGCGCACTCCGCGAAGCGTCTGATGGCTGTACCCCCGGAACTCATGCAGCGCATGATGCAGGGAGGCGGGGGCGGCGGCGCACCGCCTCCCGGCGGTGGTGCTCAACCGCCCTCCGCGATGCCTGGCCCGGGTGGACCTGGCGCAGCCGCCGCTCAAGGTCCCGGTGGCGCACCTCCCGGCCAGTCGCCGGCCGCCGCGCCCATGTCGACGCCTCAGGATAAGCGCGGGGTCAAAGCCGCCGCTCAGACCAACGTGCACATCGCCGTGAACATGCTCGAAGAGGCGCTTCCCGCCTACGGCAGTGAGTCGCCCGAAGGCTCGAAAATCATCAAGGCCTTGAATATCCTTGCTTCGATGATCGGAAAGAAGGACACTTCGGACCTTGTACCCGCCGAAATATTGCAAATGGTGCGTCGCTTGCCGCAAATGGGCGGTGGAACGGCGGTGCAGCAACAGATCATGAAACAGATGGCCCAGGCGAAACAGCAGCCGGCGCCGTCCGCTTGAAGAGGAACTGAAACATGGCCGCTCGTTATCTCGAACCTTCAACCGCTGGCCTGCGCAAGCCGACCGATCCGTCCAAGGATAACGGCCAGATCATCAATCCGCCGCGCTACGCCGAACACGGTGGCCTCGACAAGCCGGCGCGCATTGCGCAGAAGAATCCGCTGACGATTTCCAAGCCCATGGGCGGCCGAAGTTAGGCCATGGCCAAAACCCTCGAAGACCTGACCGTCGACGAACTCTTGGCCTACGCCAAGTCCGCGCAGCCGGCCGCCGAGCTCGTGAGCGCGATGGCCAAGGACCCCGCTCTGCGCGAAGCGTGGCAGGGTCTCGTCAAGAAGGCGCGCCCCGATCTGTCGATCCCGGAATACGACGCGAAGCAGTCAGTGCGCGCCGAGATTGCGACCGAGCGCGAGGAGCGCCAGAAGCTCGAACGCGCCATGATGGAACGCGACGCGCGCGATAACGTCAAAGAGCGCCGCGCATCGATCAAGGCCAAGTACAAACTCTCCGACGCCGATGTCGAGGGCGTCGAGGCACTCATGGTCGAGGACAAGGAAGTGAATTGGACGCACGACGCGGCGGCGCGCGTGTACTTAGCGTCCCGTCAGAGCGCGACGCCGACGCCGGCCACCTTCGCCCCGCCCACCTACGACATGCCGGAGAAGGACGTCTGGGGGAAGGGCCTGGGCAACAAGGCGGCGCTCGATAAGATTGCGATGGGCCAGGCGTTCGAGGCCTGGAACGAGATTGCGAGTGGCAAGGTGCCCGGCCTCGGAGCGGGCAAAGCGAACTGACATGCTGCCACTTGATCCAGCCAAGCATGAAGAATATCGCGCGAAGATTCGCGAGAAACGTGCTTTGCAGGAACCTACGGTGCCAAAAGGAACGAAGCGCCCATTAGAGTTTGGCGCCAAAGTCAGTGCTGCAGCCAAAGTTAGCCCATTTCATCGCGCAAAACATCAGCGTGGATCTGCCAACACGAATTTCGGTACCGGAAAATATTTAGACAAGAATGGGTATGTGCTCGTGAGCTCCGGTAAACGGGGCGTCAAGCATGAATGCGAGCATCGGCTCATCATGGCAGAGATGATCGGGCGTCCGCTTTTACCGGAGGAAACGGTTCACCATAAAAACGGTAACCGTGCAGACAATCGTGAGGATAATTTGGAGTTGTGGAGTTCTAGAAATCCGAAAGGACAGCGAATTCCCGACAAGTTGAAGTACGCGCACGAGATTCTGTCGCTGTATGGCGGCAGCATTTACGATCAGGATTGGTTAGACTGAACTTGTAATTTACGTTTCTAGCGTGTTTGACCGGCACATCTAGAAACTGCTTGAAGGAGCGATGTCATGCCGGTATTGGGGACTGGAGTATTTCCGGGTGGGGGCGTTAATAGCCTCGGGCAGGAATTGCAGTATGTAGTACGCAGAGCGTTCGTCAAGAAGCTCGTCGTCCAGCTCTACAACACGAGCCCCTTGGCCGCGGCGCTGATTGCGAACTCCCAGCCCGCGAGTGGCGGCGTCTCCTCGGTCACGATCCCCGCGCAGGGCGCACAGTTCGTGAACCTGCAGTGGGTCGGCTACGACGGCTCGTTCAACCAGCCGGCCGTGCAGCCCGCGGTCACGAACCTGGAATTCAACTTGAAGGGCGCGGTGATCCCGATCCCGTATCTTGGGTTCGAAGGCCTGATCCAGGACGCGCACGAAATCATCCCCTTGCTCGCCGCGCGCATGAACGATGCCGGCAACGTGTACTGCGATGGCGTCGCGACCGCGCTCTTGAACAACGTGTCGAACACGAATCAGATCATCGGTCTGCCGGCGGCCGTCGACGACGGCACGAACTCGGTGCTGTACGGCAACCAGTCGCGCACCACGAATCCATGGCTGAAAGCGAAGCGCTACGCCGCGGGCGGCGTGAACCCCACGCGCGCGCTGGTCGCGCAGTACATCACGGGCACCTTCAAGTACGGCGGCGAACTGCCCACCTTCGGCATCATGGGCCCGGCCACCTGGCAGACGTTGCAGAACGACTACCTGGCGAACGAATCCTACGTGGTCACGCCGGAAAAAGGCTTCGACGACGAACCTTGGGGCGCGCGCTCCGCGTTTCGCGCCTGCATGGTCTCCGGGATCCCGATCTACATGGACCCGTACGTGCCCGAAGGGACGATGTACCTGCTCAATACGGGGTATCTCGCATTCTACATCCACGAGCGCGCCGCGTTCGCGTTCACCGGCTTCGAGTCGACGCTGTCGAATTTCCAGATCGGCTATATTGGCGCGGTCTTGTCGCTGCTCGAACTCGTCCTCGCGAAGCCGAAGGTAACCACCGTGGTTACCGGCTTCACGTTCGTTGCCATCTGAGGTCTGACCCATGCCTTACAATCAAATTTCGGGCCAGGGCGCCAATCCGCCGATGCTGAACATCGGTATGCCGGCCGGGTCCTACTTCAACCTGCCGGTCGGTCAGGGGGTGGTCGGCGCCTTTGGCGGCGTGCTCGCGCCGCAGATCGCGACCAACAACCCGCTCACCGGGCAATTCAACCTGCAGTTGGGCCAGTACAGCAACCTACAGGTGTTCGACCAGGGTACGCAGAACTGGCAGGTCGTCCAGGTCACGCCCTACAGTCAGGTGTCGGTATCCTCCGATGGCGTGAGCTACCGCATCGCGAACTCGACCGGGTGCCCGGTGGGCGCCGTCATTACGGCGGCGGGCTCCGGCGGCACGAACGGGTTCTACGGCTACTCACAGTTCGGCCAGGGCCAGGGGTCGGCGATCACCATTCAGAACGGCATCACGACCGCCGGCAACGCGATCTTCACGATCACCCCGTCCGCGGGGTCGAGCCTGTGGAATGCCATCGTCGGCGGCGCCGTCAATACCACGATGTCCTTCTCCGGCGCCGTGTACAACGGCAATTACGGCATCACCGGCACCTTCGGCGCGACCGCAGGGTCGGCGACGGCCAGCGCCGGCGCGAACTTCACCAAGCCGCCGATCATCGTCTTCTCCCCGCCGGCGAATCAGGGCCTGCAGCCCTACATCCTGCCGACCGCGGTGTGCACGATCTCCGGCGGCGCGATCAATGCGATCACCGTGATCGACCAGGGTGCGGGCCTGTTGGGACTTCCCGGCATCACGATCGTGCCGCAGCCCGGAGATACCACCGGCGGTGGTGCGCTGATCGGGTGGCTGGCCGCGAACAACGGCAACACCGGCACGGGCTCGGTGCTCGCGATGTGGCCCGCCTACTACGGCACGGCCCTGACCGCGGTCCCGACCTTCACCTACGGCGGCACGTCGAACCCGGCGCCGACGGCGACCGCGATCATGAATTTCACGATCACCTCGATCACGAACACCACGGCGGGCGTCGGCTACACCGGCGCGTATGCCCTGTTTCAGGGCGGCGTGACCGTGGCGACCCCGGCGGCCAACACGTCCGTGTCATTC